TAAACATACCTGCTACTAAAGCAGTCATTGCATAACGCATATGATTTTTAATTTCTTTAATATCGTTTTCTATTCCTGAAATTTTTTGATGAGTTTGTTTTTGCATGATACGACAAAGCTTTTCATGTGATTCTATTTTCTCTAATGCTAGATCTTTTTTAGCCATTAATAACCTGTTCTTCCTCTACCAGTTCTATTAGAAAAATTTTCATTAGTGCCTGTAGATCTGGATCCAAAACCTCCACCTCTACCATCTGTAAATCCTTGCTTGTCAGCACGTTCGTATACATTTGGATTGTTAAATCTTGCTCGATTAGCAGTATCTTCTCTTGCAAATTGTTGTAGTGCTGCAATTTTTGCTCGACTAGCATCAGTCTGAGCAATTCTTCTATTTGCTATTTTTTCAATTCTTCTTCGTGCGGCATTTGCTAAACCAAAATTTGTAGGGTTACCATACTTACCACCTGTAATCATATTTAAAAAACCACCTGACACAGGATTATACCCTGCCATAATTCCTGAAGCAATCTGACCTGTAGGTGTTAAGCCATATCTATTACCATAAAAGTTTCTCATATTTGTTGCTTGTGGATCGTTTTTAAAAACTCTTGCTATACCGCTTCCAGGAATTAAAAATTTAATTAATTCCATAATACCGCTTTTTTTATTTTTACTAACCGCGTCTATATACTCTTGACTTTGTTCATCATTAGTTGTTTCATCTATTACGCTTAGGTCACTCACACCTTGAAATTTATTTAAATCTAGTCCTCCTAATCTATTTGCAGGGGCATTTGGATATCCAAAATCAGAAGTTCCAGGTACGCCAATTAAATTTGCAATATTGTCATCAGCAGTTCCCGGAGGTTCAAAAGGAAATACATCATCAGCAGTTCCAGGTGTACCAATTAAATACCCTTGGTCATCTGCTCTTTGAGGCACGCCATAAAGATATCCCATATCTTGATTTGCAGGTAATCCAATTAAATTTGCGTACGCATCATCTGCTGTGCCAGGTGAAAGAAAAGGATTAGGTGGTAAAACATCAGAAGATTCACTTATTTCTGTGTCTACTAAATTTCCATTTTCATCAAAATATACTGCCATTATCTTCTTCCGTCTGGTTGTGCGTCTAATCTAAGTGTGCCATATCTCCATGACTCACCTACAGCTGTGTTTGCTATCTGCACAGAAACTAATCTGCCTCGAGCTCTTGTATCTACCTTATCAGTAGTAGAGGTTATTGTAAAGGGTCCAAGTGGTGAGCTAACTGCTACATCATCTGGATAGCTACTTACAAATAAAGTTACTTGAGCATCACCTGTTTGATATTTAAAATCAGGTATAAATCGTTTAACTGACATAAAAAATTCTCCATCACCCCTATAATCAGCAACCCCTGTTGCCTGACCCAAGGCGCTTTTACGTGAGGTAATATCCCAATCCCCAGATCTAATAAATGCATTAATAGAAGTTGTGCCTGTGCTGTTAACTTGATCAGTTCCTACTTCATGAGCATAGTAAATACTAGCTCCATATAAATTCGTAATACCTAATATATCTGGAAATACAGGTGTTCCGGTTTTATTATATTCTGTTGCATAAGGCTCATTAAATACCCCTTGGTCTTGATACGTAGTTCTAGCTAATGATGAAGTTGTCCAAACATTTTCTGAGTAATTATAAGTCACACATCTATCAACTTGATCAGATGCATTTTTTGGATAGAACCAATTTATTTCTGTATATAAAGTATTAGGTGAAGAATAGATAACATCTCTTGAATCTAAATTAATTCCTAAGTTATCTCCATCTGTACTAAATACAAAATCTTCTACAAGTGATGGTAATGATTTAACCGTACCATCATAAACAAAAAAACCACCCTCCGCTGACATCCACCATACAGCACCATTTGCATAAGACATAGCATGCTGACCAATACATCCACAGTTAGTACCTACTTGTCTAACAGAAAAAGTAAAAGGCGGACCAACAAATTGAATTACATAAGCTGCAACATCTGTTGATACAAAAATATAATCTTTACCTTGTATAGCTGCTCTAATTTCATTACCGCTGTCTAATCTAAATGTACCAGCCGTATTAGTAGCAGTAGGTCCATATGTATTTAAATCTTCTTGATTTGAAAATCTTACAAACATAGGGTCTTGTGTGGTAGGATCACCAATAGTTGTTTCTGTGCCCATGTGAAATAAATGTCTGTCTCTATCTGATACGATAGATATTCTAGTAGCTGTAGGGTTTGCAGTAGTTGGAAAGTTTGTTGTTGATTGTGAAGCTCTTATACCTCTAGCACCTGATGCTCCAGCGTTCCAAGTAAAAGTTTTACCATTAAATATTGTAGCAACTAATACTTCTCCAAAGTTATCAAGACTCCAGTTTCCTGGGTCAAGAATCACATCACTAGTTGCACTTTCAGTTCCCCATGTGCTAGATCCCCATAAGTCCGTACCCCAACCATAACCTGCAGTTTGAAAAGTAGGACCTACTTCAATATAAGGATTAACAGTTGCCGCACCCGCTGCAGTCATACCTGTTCCTCCTTCATTTCTAGAAGCTTGTATTGTAAACTTGTCTACATCAGGGACAGTTAATATTTCATAAACTTTTTCTAATTCAGCTGCTGTAAAATCAGATGCACCTGTAACCGTTACACTAGATAGTGTTATATATCTTCCTTTAGCCAAACCATGAGATCCTTTATTTATTGTTATAGTGTTTGAACCATTAACAGTTGTTAATGTGCATCCTGTAATCGCTGTGTCTAATGGTGTAATATCAAAAAAATCATTACCATAATATAAAAATAAACCTTGAGATGTACCAATAGCTGTATATTTTTCACCAGCGAAAGAGGTAAAAGAAATTTGTTTTCTAGCAACTCCTGGTAGAGTTTTTGATGCAGCTGTTAATTGACTCCAACCACCTATTTTTTCAGGTAATCCATATCTAAATCTAACAAAGTCACCATCTGTCCATTGCCCCTCGGCACCAGATTCTGTGTCTTGTTTGTTAAAACCAGGCTTGAAATTTAATTTTTGTAGCATATAGTACACTATATATTAATTTTTAATATATTGAAAGAAGCATAAATTATGTCTTATAACCACAAAATATCAGATTTAAAGTATAGAATCAATGGATTAGTCCCTAAAAATGTTTGTCAAAAAATAATAAATATTTTTGAGAAATATCCTGAATTAAGTTTTCCAGAAGAAAGTTACAAATATGAAAGCAAAGTTGTTGAACTGGATAATTTTAAATGTTTAAATCTATCAAAAGTAACTAACCCTAATGAAGATATACTATATGCTTTAAATGAAGCTAAAAAATATCTTAATTTAATGGTGGTTAATTATGAACAGTATATTAAAACTACAAAAATAGGTCCTACTTTTAACAATCTTTTAATTAAGTCTAGTCACAATATTAGAATTTTAAAATACGAAAAAGGACAATATATTAAAGATCATACAGATCTTGATGGAATGATAAGAGGCTCCTGTAGTTTAAATTTAAATGAAGATTATGAAGGGGGAGAGTTTAGATTTTTTGATGGTCAAATTAAAGAAGTATTCAAGACAGGAGATGCTATGATATTTCCAGCTGAACCAATTTGGATTCATGGCACTGAGCCTATAACAAAAGGTGTTAGATATACAATTAATTGTTTTTTACGACCGTGAACTTAATATATTCCATACCAGATAAACTTTATTATATTCAAAATTTTTTGGATTATCCTACTTATAAAAAATTACACTATGATGTTTTTAGAAGTAATTCATTATCATTTAATTCAACAAAAAAAACTTGGACAAAAGATTTAAAATATGGTTACAAAAATTTTGTTGATGCTACACTTTTAGATACAAAGTATATACCTCTTCAAAAAATTAAAATATTATTAGAGAATAACCCTTTTCATAAAATTAAAATTACAGACTACAAACCATTAGTTCATTCTATGAAAGACAACGCTGGTATTAATTGGCATGATGATACAGGACATGTTTATGGTATAACATATTATATTAATAGAAGATGGAATTTAAAATTTGGTGGTGAATTTTTATTCAGAGATGAAAATGCTAATGGTTTTATTCCTTTAGTAGGTAATTCATTAGTTATTGTTAAAGTTCCTTTGGAGCATAAAGTAACACCTGTTATGAAATCAATAATTCCTAGAAAAACAATTCAAATATTTATAGATAAGGAGAATAATGGAAAAAAAAGTTAATATAGATAATTTTATAGGTATCT